GCATTGTAGAGGGCACATGTAAATAGATTGAGAATTGCAACGACATCTATGACGAATAAGGTGTCATCGCGGAACCAGTGGAAAGCCATCGTTGTTCCGGTAACAAAAAAAAGAGAAAATGTTTCCCATGTAAAGCCGTTACTATATGCAACCATCGCAGGGAACAGGTATGACAATCCTGTCATAACCAAGTAAGGTGCGGGTGTTTTGTTTTCATAGTGCCACGGCATTGTCTAGGTAAGGATTGTGACCTGAAAACTGTTTACTGTGCATATGCGTTGGATCGCTCTCCGTTGATACACGTGTAGCAATTGTTTGAGCCCTGTGCACAAACCTCTCCGCACGCACAGACATACTCGAGCGGGGGCATCTTATCGTACAGGTCAACTGCCGCATACAAGTGTGTCATGAAGGTCTCGCCCCATCCGTATGTAACGATCTCACGCTCGAGAATGCATGCCAGCGTACATCCCTCCTCGTGATAAATCTCAAACTTGAAGATCTTGTTGGCATCCTCGGGCCATGTAAGAGTGACTGTGCGGTAGCCCTCGGAGTTGACATCGGTGATCTGTGTGATGGGGGACTCGTTCATCTTCTGGAGCGTGTAACGAAGAGAGTTGGAAAGAACGGACATTCTTGGTTGAGGTGCCTACCGTTGAAACCTACAGATTCCGTTTTCAGGATACGCAATGACGAACAAGCAAAAGATCCCAAAGGCTTTGCGGGAACAAGTATGGCTCGTGCATGTAGGACCCAAGTTTTCAACAAAGTGTAAAGTCAAGTGGTGTACGAACGAAATCAGCGTGTTTGATTTCCAAGCGGGTCATAATATCCCTGAATCTAAAGGAGGCACGACAGCTATCGAGAACCTCTTTCCGATTTGTGCGCGGTGTAATGTGAGCATGGGATCGACCTATTCAATCGATGAATGGAATGTAAAGTTCTCGGACCGTACACCGGCAAAGAAGTTGACGTGGTTGGGAAAGTGTTTTGTTAAGAAGGTATAATGGGCTTTACACTCTTTGGAACTCCCTTGTACGTGAATGAGAAATGCATCGCGTTTGCATTCTTCGTCTTGTTCATCTTTTGGATGCCGCATCCTAAAGCCTGGCAGCATGATATTGTTCTCGCATTTGTCATTGCAATGACCGCATACGTTCTCATGGCGTGGTACGATTACATCTATGACTGCAATGACAAGCTGGGACCTACGGTTCTTGGTGCACTCATTGGATGGGCAAAGCCTTATGGCGGGGTCCCTCCTGAAACGAAAGAACTGCCTATCAAGTACAAGAAGATCGTTGGTGTATTTGATTTTGTTGTTCTCATTATTCTGCTGGGACTTCTTATCGTTCCCTACTTACGTCGTCGCTAGAAAGGTGTCTTGAGCGCCCTCCACCGGTTCGAGTCGATAACCCAGTTCGATAAAGGTCTCAAATAATTCAGTGCGGATCTGCATGGCCGGAACTCCCTCCTTCTCCTTCCAGGCTCCCCAGCTCTCAAACAGAATTGGAGGGTACCCGGATGCCTTGAGAGTTTCGCGTGCACCCATCAACACCTCCTTTTCAAATCCTTCGACATCAATCTTAATGAATCCGATATCGGTCAAGCCGTATGAATCCAGTGTCCGAATCTCCACCTCCTTGCTACCAACATCTCCGTCCATCAACATCTTGACACCATTGCCTCCTCCATCTTCGGAGCGGACAATGAGTGGCAGACGCCCGGGCTTGTCTCCGAGTCCAATGTGAACGGGTGTGATTGTGTCTGTCAGGTCATGCAATGCAATGTTTGCAGCCAGATAACAAAACACTTTAGGATTGCATTCAAACGCATACGTGTGCTTGAACTTGGGAGCGATCGACCATGCATAGGTTCCAACGTGAGCGCCAATATCCAAAAAGATCTTGCCAGGGTGTCCAAAAGTACGACCCGCCCACTCAATGACCGACTTCTCGGCAACCCCGGACTCGTAAAACCACTTGGCGATTCCACGTTCCGGAAACAAGAGAGTTTTACGTCCATCTACATGTTTGGGCAGCGTGGAGATCATGGGGTGTGGACTTGACGCACTCCCCTCTGCGAGAAAGTACATTTACAAACTTTAGATGCCGAGACTTAAAACGGTTTCAATCGCATTGGAGTCCGACGGCGCATCAATGCCAGGGATGCTCGGGTTCGGTTCCTTCTTGCCCGGCGATCCACCCGTTCCGCCAAACGTCTCCTTAATCGCCATGATCGTCACGCTATCGTCGAATCCAGTTCCGATCGACATGGCAGTGGCAACTGCCGTAATCAGGAACGGGGCCGCAACCAAGAACCAGGACACCGGGCTCAAGCCGATTCCGCAGAAAAGATTGAGGAGATAGACGAATGCAATGCCCACAACAGTCTTGATGGCTGCCGTGTACCACATGGCCAAGGACAGATCAAGACCAAGACTCACAACCAGGAAAATCAGGTAGAGCAACGCAGGCGGGCAAAGATCCTCGATAAAACGCATCGTATTGTATCTAGAGTACTAAAAAATGGCAGACATTGTGGCTGACCTTGCGTGCTGTTCTCTCCAGGATGCGACACGCGCTCTTGAAGTCCACGGGTCCGTGATTGCAGCCGTTGATTCTTTGTTAACAAAGCCTAACGTATCCGGCGAAAAGTACCTGCAGCCGAAAGAACGCAGGTCCCACCTGGATCCGGAGCAGGATGAAATGTGCCGCAAGGGTCGTGAACTCATGGACCGCCTTACCGTAATTTCAGCCTACCACCCACAAGTCCAACGCGGCCCTTCGGTTGAGGAGGCCGCAATGAAGGCGCTGCAGTCGCATCCATCCGCGCCTGCTCCTTCTGAACGACCATCTGCGGCTGAACCACGACAGGATTCTCCATCACAAACTGTTCAACCTTCTGTGCAATCTTTGACGCTTCCGTAAAGAGATCAAGGCTCTTGATATGGGCGATGGACTGTTCACGACGGGCTTGGTAGACTTCAGGCTCATCCAGTTTGGTAATGGCATCGACCCACTCATCAATGGCTTCACGCTCGCATGGAATTCCAGCCGGCATGATCCATTCTTCCATTCCCTCGGTACTTCCACCTGCATTCGGATTCACGACCGGCTTGGAATACAGAACAGGAATTCCATTGTACATGGCCTCTACGGCAATACGTCCGAAACTCTCGTAATAACTAGGCATTACCAGAATCCGGGTCCGTTTCAATAACACACGAACATCGTCTTGGAATCCGATCCATTCAATATTGGACGGGGCGGGCGGCGGGCGCAATTCACCATAGTACGGAATGACAGCGAGGAACTTGCGTGTAGGCATCTTCTTGGCCATTTCGTAAAATTGCACAATGCCCTTGTTATTGTTGGCATTGACCAGAGTAATGCAGTCACCATCTGGCAGTTGGTCCATCTTGATCTTGGACTCATGCAGGATAGGGCGAATCACACCTGTGCGTACAATTTGGGGAGGAAAGGGAACAATGTTCTTTCGGTAACTGGATTCCATCGTCTTGTTGATAAAGAGAAGCATCTCCTTCCATCCATTGTTGATATTTGCTGTGATGGCTTGGTACCGCCCATCAAAGTGACACGTGGCGATAATGGGCCGATCGAATCCCCGGGAATTGACACGACGAACTCCCGGCAGTGCAGGGGCGTGAGGACAAATCCACACTTGGCTTTCATTGAGGTAATTGTACCCGGCAGTGAAGTGCATGAATCGAAAGCCACGATACGTTCCACCTTGTACGCCTTCCGGAGGCTTGTCAAGTGTCATCCAAACGACCGAATGACCGCGTGATTGGAGTTCAATCCCGAGGTCAATGTCATGTAAAAAAGCCCCACACAAGTCGGGCATACGTGTCGCAAAGAATACAATCTTCATTACAGATTACCCTGGAAAAGCCGAAGGAGGTGGTGACGCAGTGTTGGGCAGAACCTTTTGCATTACCAGACGAGTCGCGTCGCCGCCACGTGTCCACCCATCCGCCTCAACCCAAATGTTCACGTTCTTGTAATCAGCCTCCTTGCTCGGAATCAGAGGCTGGTAATAGTTCGGAATGAACTTGTCCATCACGGTCGAAATATCCTTGGGGTGACGTTGGAGCTCGGAGTGGATGAGCTTGGACTCATTATCCACGGCACTAGGATCACCTCCACCCGTATACGGCGTCGTGCTGAACGGGCGCGCCCAAAGCTGCTTGGGTCCCTTGACGCGCCACGCATCCGGATTGCCCCACTTGAGCTCGGTGTTCTCATCCACCTTGCAGCCGCCGGAAAGCCCGAACCCCGCTGTCGGGATAAAGCCAGGCTGATCTGCCATGGCTGCAGCAGGGTTCAGTGTTTCCGAGCAACCCGAATCCGTCTGACCTGTCATTTGCCAAGCCGAGGATGTAGCATCCTTGTAGGCTCGAGCGTTATTGTGTTCTGTGTCCACGTTTGTACGAGTATTTGCAAAGAACCAGTCCATTGTCTTGAATCCAGATTTTATCATAGAAAACGGACCTTAAGACTCTTAACCAACGAAAGAATAATGGAGCTTCAACCGTGTGATTGGCACGAACATGATGTGAAACAGCAGTACGTTGTCGATGTGTATGGCCGCACCCAGGCAGGAAAAGTTGCTTGTGTCCGCGTCACTGGATTCAAGCCGATGTTTTATGTCGGCGGTGACAAGTTTGTCGAGGGCGGACAGCGTGTGAAAAAGTATGATGTCATGGCAGGGTTCAAGGAAGCGCAGATTGAAGTTTGGAAAGTGACGTGTCAGAACCAGAGTCAGTTCCATGATCGGATCCGTAAGCTCGAGGCGGATGGACGGACCTTGTACGAGAGCAATCTCCACCCGTTCCTCCGTCTCTTCCATGAGCGTCATTTGGGTCCTGGGTCCCCGTTCAAGTTTGCAGGAGTCCAAATCGATATCCCGGAAAAGGACGACGAGCCGCAGTATGACGTGGATGAAATGTACACGTGCCACTACACAACACTCGAGCCATCGACATCAGGAATCCCACTCAAGGTGGCGTCGTATGATTTGGAAATGTGTCCGCTCGAAGGATCGCGCTTTCCCATGGCAAGGATCGATCCGATCGTACAGGTGGGCGTGTCGTTCCGGTGGTCCAACGACTTGATGACACCGATTCACCGCTATGTATTCGTCTACGGCAAGGTGGACCCGTCCGACGAGCCGAATACCACCTTCATGGGCTGCAAGACGGAGGAGGATATGCTCTTGGCCTTCCGCAACTGCATCCTGGATCAAAATCCGGACATTATGTGTGGCTACAATACCTTCGGGTTCGACGATGCCTATATCGAGGACCGGTGTCGTGCACTCGGGCTGTTCAGTCCGTACGAGGACTCCATCATGAACTTGAGTCGTGCACCCTTTGCCAAGAAGAATGCAGCACGGCAAGGTGAGCCCCCGCGATTCGTGAACAAGTTCACAGATGAGAAGAAGTTTGAATTGGCGTCGGGCAAGTACGATTTGCGTCCTCTCGCAATCCGGGGTCGCCTGGGAATCGACCTCTTGCTCAACATGCGGCGCGAGCACAGTTTAGAATCGTACAAGCTTGATTCTGTCGCCTCCGTGTTCCTGCGGGACAAGGTGGTGTCGTGGACTGTCAAGGAGGATGAGATTGTCATCAAGACCAAAAGTACGCGTGGAATGTTCGTAGGAACCTACGTCCGGTTCGATGTAGTGGGAAATACCTCGGACCATTACCGGGATGGCGAAAAGTTCATCGTGACAGCCTTGACGCCAAACTCCTTCTCGATCGAGTATGTCCATGAACTGTTTGAGGATTTGAGTGACAATGACAAGAAGCATTTGGAATGGACCTTTTCGAAGGACGATGTGGAGCCGCACGACTTGTTCCGTCTTCATCGGGGCTCACCTGCAGATCGTGCACGGATCGCTCGGTACTGTATCCAGGACTGTGATCTGGTCTTGAACTTGATGCAGCGTCTCGATACAATTGTCAATGCGCGCGGAATGGCAGATGTGTGCAAGGTCCCGATGCAGTATGTCTTGGCGCGTGGCCAGGGGATCAAGATCTATTCCGCCATTCTCTACTTCGCCTCTCAACGGAACCAAATTATCCGGACCCAAGCGTCGGCGGACGATGACCAAGGATATGAGGGTGCTGTCGTGATTAGTCCCAAGATCGGCATGTACCTCGACCAGCCCGTCTCCGTCCTGGATTTCAACTCACTCTATCCAACGAACATGATCGCCTACAACTTGTCTCCGGATACGCTGGTCCAGGAAACTACGCGCACAGCCGATGGACGTGTTACAATCGATGGGTTGAGCGACGAAGGGGTCGACGCTCTCAAGGCCAGGGGCTACGTGCTAGACACGATCAAGTACGACACCAAGAATGAGGATGTCTTTGTATCAGAAACCTCCTGCACATTTGTTCAGCATCAAAAGGAGAAGCCCATGACGGAGGGAATCTTGCCGCAAACCTTGGCGACTCTCTTGTCCAAGCGAAAGGAGTTCAAGACCAAGATGGAGGACCAGCAGTATGACGAGGCCCAGCGTGCCGTGTTTAACGGCTTGCAAATGGCGTATAAGGTGGTTGCGAACTCCATGTACGGCCAGACGGGGTCCAAGACGTCCCCTATCCGGAAGTTGTGTGTAGCAGCCTGCACCACTGCCGCAGGACGGAATGCCTTGTATTTCGCCAAACAGATTGCTGAATCCGAGTTCGGTGGACAGGTGGTGTATGGAGATACGGATTCTATCTTTATCAAGTTCCCAACCAAGAGCCTGCAAGAGTCGATCGATATGGGTATTGCGTGCGGAAAGAGCATCACGTCCAAGATGCGCAAACCGTACAAGATTGCCTATGAAAAGACCTTCTACCCATTCATTCTCTTCTGTCGCAAGCGGTATGTCGGGATCAAGTACGAGGAGGATCCGAATCCAGCCAAGGGGAAGCGCATGTCCATGGGGATTGTTCTGAAACGCCGCGACAATGCACCGATCGTCAAGGATATCTTTGGAGGCGCTCTCGATATCCTGCTGGATACACAGAATGTACGAACGGCACAAGACTTTGTGCACACCAAGATCGAGCGTGTTCTGAAGGGCAAGGAACCGCTCGAGAAGTTTATCATTTCCAAGTCGTTGCGCGATGACTACAAGAATCCCAAGCAGATCGCACACCGTGTCTTGGCCGACCGTATGGCCGAGCGGGATCCAGGAACTGCGCCCAAAGTGGGTGACCGCGTTCCGTATATTTACATTGTAAATCCTCGAGCCACAATGCAAGGTGAGCGCATTGAACATGCCGATTACGTCCGTCATAACGGACTGGAGCACGACGCGAAATTCTACATTACCAACCAAATCCAAAACCCAGTCGCGCAGCTGTTTGCGCTCTGTATTGAACGCCTTGAAGGGTATGTGGAGCCCCGCCCGTCCTATAAGGACATTTACACCACCCAGCTCCGAAAGTTTGCGGGAGATGAAGAGCAGGCGACACTCGCCACCCTCCAGTACAAGGAAAAGCAACTCGACTCCATGATGTTCATGGGTGCACCCTCTCACACAAACCAGAGCACGCTCGACTCGTTTTGGAAAAGGGCTTAAGAAGCATTAGGTTACATAACCTAATGCCAGCTCATTATCGCAGTGACCACTTTGCCGATTCTGCATTTACCATACTTCGCGAGTTGATTGAGTCTGATATCGAAATTGTCCGTCAGACCCGTTTTTTGCCGGATACCCTGCGCGCCCGCGTGCTGTCCAATCATGCACGGACATCATCTGCGATGCTCGATCTGGTTCGCCTGTTGGCAATCATCCCGCCTGCCCCACCAACCTCAACGCTGAATCCGAATGCAACTAACTTTGTCTTTACCATTCCGTTTGATCTCGCAGGTACCGGTGCAGATATGGAGGATGTTCCGATTGTGCCCTCCGAGGCAGTGGTGGAGGAAACGCTAGTTCCGCAGGAGGATCAAGAGTCAGTTGATTTGTGCACAGTATGCCAGGAGACTATGGGGGAGGATTGTTCGATGCTGCGGAACTGCCAGCACATGTTCCATGATCGATGTATTCGCCAGTGGTTCACGACGAGCCCCCGGTGCCCGGTGTGCAGAAATGATATACGCGAAGAGAGCGAGATTGGGTAATGAGTGTGTGCGTCTGCATTCCTACACGGAACCGTCGGTGGACGCAAGCTTTTTCCCTCTCCTGCATGGACACCCAAATTCTGAAACCAACAGTGTGGATTGTCGTGGATGCATCCGATTCAGATGACCAAGCATGGGATCCAGCCTTGCTTCCTCCCGGTACGGTGTACAAGCGCACTGTAAACAAGCCCATTGGGGAAATGCGGAACAATTGTATCGCCTTGGCACTCGAGCACGAATGGGACTATATGGTGTTTTGGGACGATGACGATTATTACCCACCAACCCGGATTTCGACGGGTGTCAAGGGATTGGAGTCGGCCCCTGATGCCGATCTTGCCGCCTCGTCCAAAATGTACCTTTTTCTGACGCGTGAGAATGTGCTCTTGACCTCTGGACCGTTCCACGACAAACACGGAACCGCTGCAACGTACACGATCCGGAGACGGTACTTTGAGAACAATCGGTTTGATCCCAAGAAGGTTATGGCAGAAGAGCTGTCCTTTACCCGCGAATGGACTGCAAAGATGGTGCAGGTCAATTCGGAAGAAACAATTGTCGTCATGGGCCATCCCCAGAACACGGTGGACAAATCCCAGATTCTGAAGGATCCTTCAAAGTTCGTATCCAAGATTGTGAATGACGTCAATGGGAAGCAGGTGTTTCGTTCACGGTGGTCCTTGCCGCAGTCACAATGGGATCTGTGGAAATCCACGTTTTCTGTTTCATGATATCTGCAACATGTGGCGTGTACTTGGTGAGTAAAATAGGATCCGGTAATGTATCCGATACTCCATACTGAAGACGATGCAGGATGCGCCGAACATCATGCTGACATTCCCGCGCAAGGCTCTTAACGTCTCGATGTAACAGCTGCTCGATTTCCGCTATTTTTGGAGGATGACACCGAATAATCTCGATTGATTTGCACCCTTTAAACACGCGGGGAACCTCATTGCACGTGAACAGGATTGGCAATGTCCGTTCACCATCAATCCACTCAACTAACTTTCGCTGGGCATGAGAGTCCGAGCCATCGATTTCGTCTAGAACTAGACACGATGCTTTGGAGTCGCCACGAATCATGGATGAAATCGACCTTCCACTCCGATAACTGGCAACAAGTTTCGCAACATCTTCGTGACTACGCATCGTTTGCGTTGCGTTAATTTCGATCGGTTCCATTCCGCAGGAACGGATGGATGCCAGGGCAAGTGTCGTCTTTCCGATTCCCGGAGGACCATGCAGAAGAAACACAGACTTGTACGGCTTGGTTTGGAGGTAACTTGTTAGACGCGTCTTGACCTCTGTGTGTCCAATTACATCCTCCAAAAACAAGGGCCGGCGTGTTTCGCTCCACATTAGCCGAGTTTGGTGTGACACGAGAAAATGCCTTCCATACACAATGGAACTTCCTGTACACGCGCTGCGAACTTTTTTCAAAACAGTTCCACTCGTGCAACACCATCTCGATTCCTTCGATGCAATGGTCGGTACCCGGATTCCAGAATTCATTCGGGCCTCAAACCCTCATGAGCTCGAACTACCTAACGGGCGGTATATTCGCGTCTTTGTTGGCGGTAAAGAGGGAAACGTCAAGTGGCTCCCTCCGACAAATGAGGACGGAACTGCAATTGTTCCCCACGCGTGTCGCCTCGACAATACAACCTATGAGCTCACATTGATTGCCGACATTGAAGTTGAGTATGTGATGCCAGCTGCAAAGACAGTGACATTCAAGGACATTGAAATTGGTCGGATCCCACTGATGCTCCGGAGCCAGTACTGCTACCTTACAGGACTTGACGGATACCAATACGGTGAATGCAAGTACGAGCTGGGTGGATATTTTGTGATTGATGGCGCTGAAAAGGTGCTGCTGACACAGGAAACACTGGGTAACAATAAGTTTTACGCCGGTGTTCAAAAGCGCAAGGAGGGCCTAGAAGACACTGTATATTCGGATGATCGCGAGTACTATGCTGCCATTCGCTCGATTTCCGAGAATGGAAGTCGTGGACCCTTTACACACTTTCTTGTCATTCCGTCTGAACCGACTGTGAATGAAAACGACCCGAATCTGGGTCAAGACAAGCGTCTGTCTACCATCACTATGCCCGGATTCCGCAACGCGATTCCGCTGTTTAGTGTATTTCGCGCTCTGGGTCTTTCGACCGACAAGAGCATTTATCAAAGTGCAATGCTCGGGGTGCCCGAGTCGAATCGAAGCGCATATTCCCACGTCTTTACTCAACTCGTTTTGAGCCATGAAACGTACCTGCAGACCAACGAACTCAATGACATGGACCTTTTAGCACGTGAAACAAGAACAAAGAGCAAGTCGGAAGTTGTTCGATGCATCCACGAACTCATGTTCCCCCATTTGGACGATGATTTGCGAGTCAAGGGATACCATCTTGCAAAGATGCTCAAGATGGCGATGGACCAGGCACTTGGTCTTGAACCGCCCAGTGATCGCGATAGTTTTTCGTACAAGCGTCTCGAGACATCGGGTGATTTGTTTTTCACCGAGTTCCGTCGTATTTATCGCGAAGTTGCTCGTGGCATGCTCCTGGATCTAGATAAACAGGTCAATCAGTTCGAGCGCAAGACATTCGAGGGTAACAATCTTGCAAATGTGTTTCAACCGGAAACGGTGAACAAGTACTGGAAAAAGTACCGCATCATGAATGAGTTCATGAAATCCTTCAAGGGCGCATGGGGCGGTGAAGACGGTATTGCCCAGGAATTGAGCCGCATGTCATATGCGGGCACAGTGTCTCACTTGCGTCGTACAAACCTGAATATGGATCGTACCTCCAACAAGAAGGAACCGCGTCGGTTTCATGCAAGCCAGATGGGGTTGTTGTGCCCGGTTGATTCCCCGGACGGACGTAACATTGGGTATGTCAAGTCACTGGCTCTCTTTGCTCGAATCTCAACGGCTACACCATCCGCAAAGGTCAAGGAACTCCTTAAACAAAACTGCATTCCGTTAACCGATCTTTCTCCGTCGCTTTGGAATCCGGTGTGGACGCCCGTGTTTGTAAATTCTGAATTGGTGTGTGCGTCCTTGAAGACAGAGGAGTTGTATGCGTCTTTGCTTACCGCGCGACGGGAAGGGCGGATCGATTACTCGGTATCCTTGGGATGGAATCGTGTTCTCAATCTGTTTACAATCACGTGTGATTCTGGGCGCCCGATCCGGCCCGTCTACCGCGAAGGCGTGACGCAGCAAGAACTGATAGCCTGCAAGACATGGGAAGAGTTCCTGCAACACATTGATTACATTGATGCCCTGGAAACGGACACATTGCGTCTCTCGTTCGCACTCCACCCTCAATTGCGCTCGGAACTTCATACATCCTTTTCATTGAGCGCTCTGACTTGCTTGATCCCCTTTTCAGACCACAATCCGGGAACCCGTAACGCCTTTGCAATCGCACAGACCAAACAGACGTGTGCGTGGTACCACACGAATTACCGGAAGCGTTTCGATACAATTGCCGTCATGTTATGCAACCCGCAAAAGCCACTGACTCAAACGTGGATGTACAATGAAATGATGGGTCGTGGAGGATGCATGCCGTATGGCGAGAACGTCTTGGTAGCTATCACGACGTATGGCGGGTACAATCAGGAAGATTCCGTGATGCTGAACGCAACTTCGATGCGCCGCGGTATGTTTCAATCCCTCTACATCCATTCATACGACTTTGCAGAAGAGATGCTTGATCCGGCAACCCAGACTCATGTGGAAATCTCGAACGTCACAACAGATCCGGATATTAAACGCAAAGAGGCCGATTACTCTGCACTTGATGGCGAAGGCGTAATCAAGGTTGGAACGATGGTGACGGAACAAACTGTGCTGGTCGGAATGCGAACACCGATCCGGAATCCAGATGGAACTGTCAAGTCGTATGTGGACAGTTCTCGTCTCCCCAAGAAGGGTCAACGCGGCCGTATTGATGGCGTCTATCATTATGCAGCGCGCGATGGACTCAAGGGTATCAAGATCCGGATTGTGGAGGAGCGTTACCCAGTGTTGGGGGACAAGCTCGGAAGTCGTCATTCGCAAAAGGGTACATGCGGATTGGTTCTCGAAGAGGAGGATATGCCCTTTACATCCAAGGGTATGCGCCCGGACTTGATCTTCAACCCCCACGCCTTGCCGACGCGCATGACCATTGGTCAATGGATCGAGAGTGCATCGAGTAAATTGGGGACTCACTTGGGCGCTTTTGTGGATGGAACGCCCTTTACAACCAAGAACCGAGTCCAGCTCCTTCATAATACGTTGCGTGAACAAGGATTCGAACCGTATGGCTCGGAAATCTTGTACAATGGCTACACAGGTGAAATGACAGAAGCCGAGATTTTCATGGGACCCACTTATTATCAGCGCATGAAGCACATGGTCGAAGACAAGATCAATTACCGATCAACGGGTCCCAAGAAGTTACTGACGCGCCAGCCCGTGGAAGGCCGTGGCGACGGAGGCGGATTGCGTATTGGTGAAATGGAGCGCGACGCCCTTATCACACACGGTATGGCCAAGTTTACCCACGAAAGCTTGATGGATCGATCAGATGCAGTAGAGATGCTCTTTGATGCTGAAAAGGGAGTACTGGACACAAGCCGGGAAAAGATCCAGATGCCCTATGCAATGACACTCTTCCTTCACGAACTGGAATCAATGAGCTTGTCCGTCAGGGTGGAGACGATTTGAGTCACAAACCTGTGATCGCCGCTTTCATTTGCAAGATGAATGACATTGTTCCAAACCGAAGTATGATCATCGACAGTCGCATGATAGTTCGTCAGGATTGATGGGTAGTCTCCGTAGTAGAGGGAAAATAAGTCGGGCTGTTCGCGCCACAGATAGGTAATCAATTGCTCGTCTGCATGTCCGACACCGATCGCAATATGTTTATACAAAAGAGACATGATGTGGAAGCAGATCTTCTCCACATAGTCGGATTCGATCGTGAATGCCGTGCCACCAATCCCACACTCTCCGGCAAGCCCCCACCGCTCCTTGATTGGATACATTTCACGTTCAGAACGGTAGCGAATTAAGCAGCACGCAAACTTGGGTCGAGGACGGTCCAGCATGCGTCGTGCGGCACTATCAAAGTCTCGAAGCACATGACTGCCGCCGAAATCGATCCATGCATATGTATCTGCAGTTGATACTTCCTTGGCAATCTTCATGGCAAAAAACTTGAAAACACACAGCAAAAAGTACGATGGGATGTTGCGAGGATCCGGGCTCGGCATAGTTTCCCGGTTCTTTCGAATCACGGGCCACAATGTCTGAAAGAATTCATAGTCTGTGAGTTTCCTGACCACATAGGTTGTGTCGAGACCTACAGGCCGAAGAGGCTCAATCAACGGCTGTGTTGTCTCATCACAAAAGATCACCATCGGATACGGCAGAGCCAAGGTCGCCCGACCCTTGTCCAGATAAAACTCGGTTGGACGCACTGACGGTGTTGCGTCAGGAAAGTCGCGCAGTCCGAAAAACATTGTAACAATTGTGGATGGCATTACCAGTTGATTGATAAAAAGGTGTAAATCCTAATCTTGTTTACATATAGGGACCATGGAGAACATAATGCCGTCTGACCATATTTACGTAACAAAGCGTGACGGCTCAAAGGTTCCGGTTTCATTCAATGAGGTACTGACGCGCATTCAAAAGCTTGCAGAGGGTCTTGATCATGTCAACCCTGATTTGGTCGCGCAGAAGGTATGCTCCCAGATCCAGCCCGGAATCAAGACGTCGGATCTCGACGAGTTTGCCGCCGAGACCTGTGCCATGATGCAGGCCCGGTTCCACCCGAATTACGGTAAGCTGGCCGCTCGGATTGTGATTGACAATCAGCAAAAGACCACCCCCGGGCGTCTGATTGATTCTGTACAGGTGCTCTTTGATGAGGGGGTGATTGCCGAGGAGTATTACAAGGTTGCACAGGATCTCGAGCTTGAGACGATGATCGATTACTCTCGCGACTTTATGTTTGATTATTTCGGCTTCAAGACCCTTGAGAACGGATATCTGCTTCGTCGGCGTGACGGTCGGATTTGGGAGCGCCCCCAGCACATGTGGATGCGTGTGGCGATTCAGCTGCACGGGACTCACACTGCAAATGTCCGAGAGACATACGATGCATTGTCGCGGGGCTTTTTCATTCACGCGACTCCGACCTTGTTCAACTCGGGAACAAACCACCCGCAATTGTCTTCGTGTTTCCTCGTGCATATGCAGGACGATTCCATCAAGGGGATTTACGATACGCTGGGCGAGTGTGCCCAGATTTCCAAGTGGGCGGGGGGTGTTGGCTTGTCGGTCCACAATATCCGGGCTCGAGATTCGATCATCAAGGGCACTAACGGCAAGTCTACTGGACTGACCCCAATGCTCAAGGTGTACAATGATACAGCCAAGTACGTGAATCAAGGCGGAAAGCGCAACGGCTCCTTTGCCATCTACCTGGAGCCGTGGCACGCGGACATTGAGGAGTTTCTGCGCCTGAAGCTGAATACGGGCAATGACGACGAGCGGGCCCGTGACCTGTTTTACGGGTTATGGATCCCCGATTTGTTCATGGAGCGCGTGGAGAAGGACGAAATGTGGTCGCTAATGAGTCCGGATCAGTGTCCTGGTTTATCTGACTCCTGGGGCAAGGACTTCAATACGCTCTACCTCAAGTACGAGGACTCGGGTAAGTATTTCAAGCAGATCCAAGCCAAGAAACTTTGGCAGATGATTGTAGATGCGCAGATTCAGACTGGTGGCCCCTATTTGCTTTACAAGGACGCGTGTAATGCCAAGTCCAACCAACAGCACCTCGGAACCATCAAGAGCTCCAACTTGTGCACAGAAATCATCGAGTTCACCTCGCCTGATGAGACGGCTGTCTGCAACCTCGGGTCACTGGCTCTCCCCAAGTTCGTCAGGGATGGCAAGTTTGATTTTGAGTTGCTGCGAATGTATACCTGCGTCTTGGCTCGAAACCTGGATATTGTCATTGACAAGACGTACTATCCCACAGACAAGTGCAAGACCTCCAACCTCCGTCATCGCCCCATTGGAATCGGAGTCCAAGGTCTTGCCGACGTCTTCGCCATCCTCCGTATTCCTTGGGACTCGGTAAAGGCTGCCGATCTGAATCGTGAGATCTTTGAGAATATATACTTTGCTGCTGCAACTGCTAGCATGATGGGTGCAAGTCGTGAGGAGTGGCGTGGGTTGTCATTGAACGGGCACAACTCCCATCTTTCGTTTGAGGGATCGCCAATAAGCCAGGGTAAGATGCAACCCGATCTGTGGGGGGTTAAGCCGATTACAGACTATTTGAACTGGGATGCTCTACGCAAGATGTGTAAGGGTGGTATGTGCAACTCATTGCTGATTGCACCGATGCCCACTGCATCGACGTCACAGATTCTTGGCAATAACGAGTGTTTCGAGCCATTCACGTCCAACCTGTATTCTCGTCGCGTGCTTGCCGGAGAGTTCATGGTTGTGAACAAGTACCTGGTGGGAGATCTAGTTAGGCTTGGACTGTGGACGTCCGACGTCCGGACGGATATTATCGCCAATAACGGCTCGATCCAGTCAATCGCCGCTATCCCTGCCGAGATCCGCGAGCTCTACAAGACAGTGTGGGAGATCCCGATGAAGACGCTCATTAACATGGCTCGCGACCGTGCACCGTTTATTTGCCAATCCCAGTCTCTCAACTTATTCCTCGCCGAGCCCACCCCCTCCAAGGTATCGAGCATGCACTTTTATGCATGGAAGAAGGGACTCAAGACGGGGTGCTATTATTTGCGAACCAAGGCAGCCGCCAAGGCTCAACAATTTACTGTCGAGCCTTCGAGCTGCGTTTCTTGTTCAGCTTGAGTTCCAAAAGTTTTCTTCGCGTTTAAGTAAAACAAATGGCGGAATCTATCAACAAGATGGGAGGTCGTCGCCACCACGGAGTTACTGCCAAGGCCCTCAAGCGCGCGCTGAAGAAGGCCGGCCTGAAGACGTCGGGCACCAAGCGCTCCCTCACCCTGCGCGCCAAGAAGGCGCACGTTATGGCCGGCGGCGGCTCGGGAGCCGGCCAACCTCTGTCCCCGGCCTCCGCGGGCGGCATGGGTGGTGGCCGTCGCCGCCGTTCGCGCCGCCGCCGCCACTACTTCCCGTTCATGTAAGTCGAGCAGCGATCTCGGAGACTAGCGTGAACAATTCATCTGAAAACCCATAATGACATCCATTCGGTTCACCCGCCGGCGCCTTGCGTGACGACGTGGTCTTACGATGCGTCAAACTCACAATCACATCCTGGGGGGAAATCTCCCGACACATTTGTTCCCGACCGGAAATGAATGCGTCTCCTTCTGCAATTTGCTGATCTGGGAACGGCTTGTCTTCCCAGAACTTTCGTGTACAACAAATCGTCGCCTCCGAAACACGCTGGGCCATGGACAGCGTGATGGGCGGCACATTCATGAACGACTTGGCTTCGTGAATATCGTACGACGGCAAGATGGTCGAGAAAAGACACTCTGCCTTGGGCTCCATGAACAGGTGCGCCACCCGGGTCAGAATCGAATTGTTCGGGTACACGTCGTCATCGTCCATCATAATCAACACGTCATGCTTGGCACGTGAAATGCCGAGATTGCGCTTGGCACCAATCGTCATGGGCTCGTCGACCAGTACGTACGTAACATTTGGAAGGTCCGAGACTAAATCCTTGATCTGATCCTTACCGTCGTCCACAATCACCCACTCGATCTTGGACTCCGGGTAGGACTGGGCAACCATGCAGTACTTGGCAAGCGGGATGAAAGCACGACGATCCCGGGTCAGCGTAATCACCGACACGGATGGAAGATCCGCCTCTTCGGGGAGACGTGCCTCCATTGAGTAGGGAAGAATCTTTGAAAGGTTCTTGAGTTCACCGATCATGCGATTCACGAACGTTTCATGCCGGTCCTCGTACGCTTCGCGCATACGTCGCGAGTGTGCCAACTTTTCATCATCAGGCATGTTCACATACACCTTCAAGGACTCCACAATTGACTCGACATCCACATCGTCGAGCGTGCCAAGACATTGCGGGTGTTTCATGGACTTGGATGTTGAAGTCCAAAGCGCCTCCTTGGTTAGCTCGAGGAACGGTGCAATCGGCGACAGGATCAAAAGGCTTCCTGTCGACATTCCCTCATTGACCGCATGCCCAAACCCTTCAGCTGCAGACGTGCACACCACCAGTCCTGCCTCCTGGACCAGTGCCTTGTACTCGTCCTCTGGAAGAAACTCGATGCGTGTGATCTTGTCTGACACCTGTTCAGGAATCGCAGGCATCCCCAGCCGAGACACAATTGTCAATGCAGGCAAGCGGGAATACATGGGATCATTCTTGAGACGCATGTAGGCCTGCACGATCGGCTTGGGGTCACGCCACATGTTCTTGCCAACCGGAACAATCGCCTTGTTCCAGTTCTTGCTTGCAAATCCCTTGTCGATCGATGTCCAGCCTACATTCAGGACATGCTTGGCTCCAGCAGCCTTGAACAGCTCAACACCTTCTTGCGTCTTGGCCCACACCTCGTCGACCATTTGGAAGTAGGGAATCCATGTCTGATACGTCCATTCCGGATTAGGAATCCAGATATTGTAGCCTGCATAATTGAAGAGGCACGGATTGACAACTTCAATGAAGAAATTGATCTCGGCCGGCGGACACTGTGGATGAAAATGCGGGACACGCCGAACTCGTGTCTCCGGACCAAGAACGTGGACGATCAACCCATGAAGAATCGACACGTCTTGAGAAACTCCCGTATTGGGATTGAAATTACCAATTAAGTTGACGCGCATTTGCACTAGTTCCAGTTCCGTTTCGTAAACCCCTTACCGCGCTTGCTTCGGAACGTGCGACGCTTTATATTCATGCGTTTCCAGGACTCGAGTGTGCGTGGTGCACAGGGAGATAGGACAACAGGGCGATCAAAGAACCATTCAGGCGTTCCAACCCAAATATCCTTGTCATCCACCTCTTCCGGCGCATCTAGCGATTCACAGTATTCCTTCATGTCCTCGGACCCGAATCCGTAGACTGGATTCATGGGATCTGCAAACAGTGTCGGAACACGAAACTCTGTGCCTGTCCATTCAACTCGTGTAACTGGGCGCCAGTACGGATCATGAACAAACCACTGACCGTGCGTGAACAAAAACGTGAATCCCGCAAACCGGCACTCCATTGTCTTCGTTCTGGAAATTGAAGACGCTTAAAAGAACGACTTGAGTTCACCCGTGCGTGTTCCGTAAATGTCCACATTGACGGGGTTGGCGATCGGGTCCGGAAAGTCCAGAATGTCCTTGCGGTAGCGCTTGTACGCATAGATCTCCACCATGATACGGTTGCTAGCATAATCGATCGTGCGACGATTGAGATCATCGAGTTCCTTGGCAACACGCTGGGGGTTGTTCTCGGCATACTGCAAGTAGTACGAGCGCATGATGAGACGAAGGTCAGTCTCGTTCTGCGGGCTGATCGAGAAATCGCCATTGCTCATGATAAGAACCGTGTTGCGGATCCTCTCCTGCAGATTGTCGATATTCGTCTGACTGAAAAAGACCTTGTTGAGCGGCGTGTCCGAGTGGCGGTATTGGATCGTCTCGGCAATTGTGTTCGGAACGACATAGGGATCGTTCGTGTACAGTGTCTCACTGGGAACCGGCATACGTGCTTCCTCATCGCTCAACGGAAGCTTGCCCGTGTGCTTGGGCGCGTTCTTGATGGCTGTCTTCGTGTAGAAATCAGAGAGCGAACTCATTTACTGTTACTATACAATTTTTCCTCCCTTCAGCATACCTGTATCCGGTTGCAGACATATGAGCTCGAATGTAAAGACCGGTTGGATCGAAACATTCAAGAAGGGCAAGTTCGATCCTACGATTTGTGGAGGGTCCAGTACACTGTAAGGGGGTGCAGAATCGACATTGGAATACAAGAGCGTAACATCACCCGTTGCGTTTGATACGAACAGATTGGGGATCAAGAATCCATTGTACGAGGTGTTGTACGGGTTAACACGTGCGTTGGACGTTCCGCGCGGCTGGTAAATACCGTTTGAGTCCGGAACATAGTCGAGCAATTGCAGAACCGGGAACGTATTGCTGATAATTGCCTTGACATAATCCTTCTTGCCCTTGCTGCTCAAGATGGGTGAATTGAGGATATTGGACAAGGTGATGGTGTCGAAGGATACGCGATCGCCTACACGGAGATCATTGCTGGTAAAGTATTGGTAGGATCCAGTGAAGCACTTCAAGAACAAGTTATCCGTTCCATCGCCCTGTATGACGCTGATTGTCAGGCCGTCGTTCTGAATAAATTGCACGCCCAATGGATCAGTGATTGAAACCTGGAGTTGAGAAATCTGTGCAATGGGACTCTGGAAGACAAGTGCCTCCTCTCCCCACGGTTCATAGTCAAAGTGCTGGACACCCACCTCGAGGGCGAAATTCTGCTGCGTGCGCGACTTTTGCGTCAAGACTGAAAAGGCTCTTTGAATTTGAGAGTTGCCACCCACATATTGCCCAAAGTATTGATTGACATTCATCAAGAGGTACGGATAGGTGGTAAAGGTGGAGTAGGATTTGTTTGCAAAGGTTGTTTGGACGGAGCCCGACACGTCGTATGGCGTTCCTGGAATAATTGGCAAATTCAAAAATTGACGCTGCGGCAAGATGGCGCGAATCAGTCGAAGAGACTGGACGTTGCACGGTGTAAAGAAACTCCCGAATCCAACTCCTGACGGTTGAATCAGGTAGCCATTGTCATACCCAATGAAGGTTCCATTCGGAATCGATGAATTGTAGGCTGGATAAAAGGCATTTGAAAAAAACCATCCCTTGGTATTGGGAATACCGGGTGTTACATTGACGTTACCGTTGGAGTCTGTGCCAAACGTGGGGACAAAGGGATTGTTGGAATAGACAGGTGGATTTGATGCCTGTGTAGTTTGACTGCCAAAACTGTAGGTTAGATTGCTGTATGGATTGGGCTGCTTTGTAAAGTCTCGCAACGATGTGTCTAGAATCACATAGCGCTTTACTGCCATAGTATCCGGTGAAGCCTGGACTGTATTGACTGCATCTGTAGTGCGTTGCCCTTGTCCGCTCATAGCTTCACGAACTGCCGGACGGCGCGAATAAGGTTCAACTGGAAGTGAAGGTGGAGGAGCAACTCGGGGGTACAAGGCCCGAGCATTCAAGTCCATCGACTGGAGCAATGACTTGTAGTCCATG